TAGTTATACTAGGAGTGACTGTAAAAAATGGCGATGCATTATCACTATTAATTGTGCCTCCTATTACTAAAGTATTTTTCTTTATATAAACCTCTACGCTTAATTTCATTATACGATGTTGTTAATTAGTTTATTCGCAAAGTCAAACTCCAAAGTATAGTTTATGTTTTTATCTTTTAAGTATGTTTTCTTTTGCATACTAGTAGTTTTAATTGTAACCGGTATTTCGCTATTTGTAAGCAAAATTGTATCGCTTAACATTATATCTTGTATCCACTCAAAATATTCCTCTGCAATAAACCCAGTATTTACTTTTATACTTCCGTTACCATTTATATTAAATGGCTTTGTTTGACCTCTACGTGCATCGTAGTTTACATTCTTTTGCATTAAAGCGTAATCACTATTTTTTATATTAATAGAATTATAACTGGCTTTAAAAAATGTAAATTGATTCCAGCCTCCATACTTATTTACAAACCACATAGCCTGTACTGGATATGTAGGCTCACACACTTCTACTGTTTCAATTTTATATATCTGCTCGTTATTTTCGTCTACTATTGCTACATAAACACTTGCATTATATACTAAAGGAATTGCGTAATTAAAAAAATCATTTTGGCCATTATAAAATGTTGTTGCTTTTAAAAGGTTATTAGCTTTGTCATACCATTTTGCAGTATAAGCATCGTCTATGTTTTTGCAAATAAAATTATAATAAGGTATTGTATCACTCCAGTAAACTTTTAAATTTGGATTTGCTAATAATAAGTATGGGAATGGGTCTGCAATATCGTAATTCATTCCTTCCTCTACAGTTGTATATCCATTTACACCCACAAAAGAAACCGTACCTGTTGAAATATATGTAGTTCCATTTGTACTATAATAAGTTTTGTACTCTCCTATACACCATTCTTTACTTGTGGCTTGTGTTACGTTACCTGAACTGTAATTTAATTTGTATTTATCTATATACTCTAAAATGAATGGAGATATATTGTAGTTTGTTTCTGTTTGTGTTACAGATGCAATACCTTCACTCATTATATAAGTTGGTACTGTCGGAACTGTATCTCCTTTATTCCAAAGTTTTAATTCTACTTTAGTTCTTACTTGAGTAGCCTCGTTTATAATTATTTCAAATGGACTTCTGGCTAGTATTACTTTTAATGCTAATGGTGGTGGCATATTATTTTATATTTGATTTTATTATTAAATCTACTGTTGATTTCACATCCAGAGCGAATGCCTCTGCAATCTCTTTGGGCATTAATTTTATATTCTCTTCTATGGCCTCTTTTAAGAAGTAAGTTGGTTTAATACCTTGGTGGTAAACTGACTCTCTGACTGCAAATGGACTTAATCCTCTTTTGTTACTCCACTCTACAAAATGCTTTACACTTGGCTTAGTTCCCTCTTTAAAACTGTACGGACTATTTCCGCCATTTTGCTTCCACATCTTACCTTTGTTGTTTGTTCTTTTAAACGTGCTTGTCATCTTTCTTACTCCTCCTACTCCTCTGACTCCCTTATCTACAAATCCTCCATAGTCTGACATTCCTATATTCAAACTTAATGACCTAGGCATAAACTTAACTCCGTTATTAACTACGCTTTTTTCTAGTGTACCAGTATCGACTTTCTTTTTGTCTTTTAAGTTCTGCTTTGCATCTGCGACTACCTTATCTCCAAATGCATTCATAGCATCTACTAAATGTTCAAACTTTATATTTAACATTTAGATATGTCGTTAGGTACATTTATCGTAAAATCTGTTTGATATCCGGTTAACATATTCTCCATCTCCTTATCTATTACATCGCTATCTGGATTACCTTCTAACTCCCATCCGTCTTTGTATATTGTAGACTGCTTTAAACGGCTCAATAATCGATTAATAACATATAGTTGGTTAGATAGTATATACATAGTATTATCGTTCCCATAAACGCCTATTTCAGCTTCCTTTGATATGTTTACTATATCTAGGTTAATTACTGTTAAATTAAACGACAAAGTATTCTCGTTATGTCTTATTGAATTTAACATTATATGGCTCAAAGGAAAGATAGTGTTTTTAGCCAAATCAATTTCGGTTAGTCTTCCTACTGTAACTTTGTTTACAAATGGATTGCTACTCAATTCCTCGTTTAAAGAATCTATAATATTGTACAATGCCTCTACTCCTTTTTTATCGTCCATAACGTTTGTTTATTTTTTCTAATTGCTTTGCTCTTAACTCTGCCTTATCTAACTTATAAGATAGAAACTTAAGACACAAGTGCATATTTAATTTTGTGACCTTCTCAATTCTTGTAACGTCGTTTTTAGCGAGTTCAGCGAGACTAGCAAACCATCCCCACTCTTTTGAAAACTGGCTTTCTGTCGAGTACTCATCTTGCTCATTTCCTGCTCCAAAGAGCAAAGGGTAGATGTCACTAAATCCAAGCCTAAATTCCAAAAAAAAACCCTAGCACCTAATACAATATTTATAGGCATATCTTTTAGTATCTCGTGGTACTTATCCCCTTCGTATTTCTCTATTAGATATTTACCGTCTTTACCTCTTCCGGTTACTGGTCTATATAATACTCCCATAGCAGTAACAATATCCTCTAGGTTGTCTATGTTATTATTCAAGTCTAAAAACTCTCCAAATGAAAGATTATCTAATTTAGGAATAAACCCAAACTCAATACCTCCTAGTTTAAAACTTTCAATATGCAAAGTATCTCCAGATAATAAATCTACTAATATCTTAACTACTTTATTTGCAGAGTCAGCATCTATTTGTTTGGCTTGTTCCTCTGTTATCTCGCAGAATATCTCTAGCATTTTTAAACCTAGATATGTCTCTTGGTTTTTTTGGCTCTTGCTATATTCAAACTCTTTTAAATACCTTTGGTACTTACTTAAACTAATCTCCTCTAGTGTGCTTGGTACTATTAATTTCATAACTATATAACGTTTGATTTATTTATTTGTGAGTTATTATTTTATTGCGTATGTGCCTCTGTTTTTTAATTCTTTGATTGCTTGGTAAGATAATGCTAAACTTATTACACTATCATCGTGTACTCCTTGTGGTGCAGAATATTGTACGTTACGTGTTGTTTGGTTGTATATGTACGTGAATGCTTCTAACTCATCTATTAGCCAACTGATATTTAATATCTGGATATCTTTCTGCTCAAACAATACTGCCAAGTCTTCTATCATTATAGGTTTTGTTTTTGTGCTTGTTACAAATGGATATACTCTCTTTCCGCATATCTTTTTTAGCATCTCATAAAATACATCTCCTTGGTTGTTTACCTCTACATATACTTTAGCATTGTACTCGTTTATCTTTACTGCTACCTTCTCTATTATTCTAGTCCACTCATCGTGTCTCCACCTCTCGCAGTAAACTATTTGCTTGTGTTCGTTTATAATAGTTAGTACTGTGTAATCGTCTGCTCGTCCTATATCTAATCCTCCATAGTATACATTTGAGTTTGATGGCTCTCCAATACATTCTCTTACATTTGCAAATAGTCCACTTGAATTATCTAAAAACTCTGCTAAGTATTCTTGTCTAAATATGTGACTAGGCAAACTTCTTTTTCGCTCTTCCAAATCTAACTCATTAATAAATGGAGTGTCGTAAGATGTAAAGTGAAAGTACTTATATCGATTGTCGTAATTTGGCTGAAGTGATAATGTATGGAAATGGTTTTTGCCTTTGGGTGTAGATATGAATATAACCTTTTTACCTTTGACTAGTACGGTTGCAGAAAGCACCTCACTCCATAACTCCTCTCTAGTAAATGCAACCTCGTCAATTATTAAATAGTCAAATGTATTACCCCTAATATTATCTGGTCTCTCTCCAGAGAAAAAAGATATAGTACTTCCAAATCCTTTAACTGTTAATTCACTTTGGTTAAAATCAAAAAAGCCACTTGTCCTAGTGGCCTTCTCTAATTCGCTAAATACTTTTTTACCTTGCTTATATACCGGAGTTACCCAAGCAATATTACATCCTCTGTTATTAATTGCCCAATATAACATTTGGTTTATAGCCAACATCGTTTTACCAAACTGCCTCCCGATATTTAAGACATAGTATTTGTATGGCTCATTATTAATTGAATCGTGTATTTGCCTCTGGTTTATATGTGGCTTATATCCTTTTATGCTACTCATCAAAGTCAAACTTGGTTACACTTACCTCGGTCTGTGTCTTCTCAACTAATCCGTTTAATCTTTGTGTTATACTTGGATTGTACATTCCAGCCATACCTCCCTCTATTTGGTCTTGTCTTACTGCTTTTTTTATCGCGTGACAGATAGGTGCATAGTCGGTGTATCTATTATCTTTATTTTTAAAATAGTCTCCTAAATCGTCTATAATTTGGTTGTTAAATAACCAGCATTCTAGTCCTTCTATTGTGAGTGGTCTTTCTTTTTCTCTTTGTACATTAAAAGCATCTTTGCCTACCCAATCTTTAATTAAGAAAGGTTTGCTCTTTGTCTCTTTTTTGTACTCTTGAAAATAGTCCCATAGTTTCTCTGGTGTCTCTATGTATTTTGGCTTGCCCATATTTTATTATTTTAGTTGTTGCTCTTGTAAGTCTATTAAGTTGTGTAAACCTTGTAATCTGTCTGTGTCGTATATGTCTCTTATTCTATTTATAAGTACTGCTTGAGGATTAGATATTTTTAAAACTTTGGCTCTTATCTCTTCAAGTCTTCTATCGTCTTTACAAGCTAACTCGTAATTATTTACAGAGTGAATAACTGTGGCGTGATTATAATTTTTTCCTTTGCTCTTGTATATCTCTGCTATACTATGTAACGTTAAATTAAAATCTTTGCGTAGTATGTAGCAGAATAAACTTCTTGCATCTATTATTGGTCTCTTTCGTGAGTTCTCAAATACATTAACTTTTAGTGTATCTTTTATCTCGTTGGCTATTAATTTGTATTCCATTTGTTTTTTTTTAAAATAATTTTTGTTGTGCTACGTGGTTGTTTATTCTCTCTATTGCTTTGTCGTAATACTCTTTATCTAATTCACAAGCGGTTAATTCAAATCCGCAATCGTGACAAGCTATTGCTATACTTCCAGAACCTAAATGTGTATCAAGTATTTTATCGTTTTCTTTTGCGTAAGTTTTAAGTAGCCAAGAATATAACTGAACAGGTTTTTGTGTTGGATGAGTTTTCTTTTCTTTTTGTGGATTATTTAAATATCCAAACCCTATCCAATCATAAGTAAATCTTCTTAACACACAATCAAAAGAAGTCCAAGCAAGTTCTCCATCTGAATAGTTTGTGTTATTTGCATTTGTAATTTTTTTATCCCAAAATATCCATCCTTTTTTTGGTTGAAGTAAATCGGCAAAATAATTACCTCCCCAAACAATTTGATTTCTAGAAACTCTTTGAAGTTCTATAAAATAATTCTCACTTGGTCTTTCATTATCCCAACCACCTTTTTTATAAATAACCGTTTCTTTATTAAAAGTATTACTCTTCCCGCTTTTCCCTTGCGTTGGCTTATGACCTCCATCAAAGCCAATTCCATAAGGCGGGTCTACAATAGCTAAATCAAAATAGTTATCAGGATAACGAGCCATTAAAAGCATATTATCCTCGTTTGTTATTGTTAAACTCATTTTGTTTTTAATTTTAAAAGTAAGTAACATTCTATAAATCGCTCTCTTGCTTTCTGCTTGTATATTTTTTTAAATAGACTAAATACTACTCTAATATAATTATAATCGCTTAAACAGTCTTTAAATGCGTTTTTACAATATGCTTTGCCATATCCTTTGCAGAAGTTTACATTGTCGGCTGTGTCTCCCATTATCATTTGCTCATAAAAATTATACTTTGCTTCTGCCTCTGTTATATTGTGATAGCATTGTTTCTTATAATGATAATCATAAATGATGCAAGGTAACTGCTTATAGTCTTTGTCTATCGAAACTATTATTACTTCGTCTCTTCCAAATGTCTCTGTTAAGTTAGTCCAGTAGGTAGCTATTAAATCGTCTGTCTCTACTCCATAACCTTGCTTGGATTGGTATTGCTCTTTTACATAGTCCTGCAATTCATTTAATATAGGAGGCACTTCTCTATCTATTCTATTTGCTTTGTATGTTTTGCTTATCTGTTTACGAAAGTTGCCTCTTGCACCAGCAAATGTTATAACCTTATCTACTTCGTGGTCTACTTCAATAGTGTTAATGATTTTCATTACTACCTCGTTGTACTTGTCTTTGGCCTCTTCTATGTTATGGTAACCACTATCCTCTGGAGTTTCTTTTTGCTTATAGCAGCTGCTCCATATTAGACTGTCTGCATCTATTAAAACTATCATATTGTTACCAGTCTATTGATTTGCTCTATTTGCTCATCTAGTTCTTTTTTGGCTCTTTCTCTCTCTGCTATTATCTGTTTGAGGATAGCTTCTGTTTTAGTTAATTCATTCATTTTGTTTTGTTTTAGTTTGTTTTACAAAGATAATCTTTTTTATTTTATTAACAAATTTTTAGTATTTATTAATTATTGATGCTTGGGTTTCAGATAAAAAGTAAACGTTTTTGTTTATCAATTCGTTATTATCAAAGTCAGTTGTCGCTTTACAGTTTAATATACTTGCCTCTGGTAGTTCTAAAGTATCTAAATAATAAAGATAATTACCTTTTAAATCAAATACATAGTAAAATTTTAAACAATCCATTTGCATTAACTTATTATACTTATATTGCTCTAGTACTTTAGTATGATAATAAGCGTGTCTTAATTTAAATTCTATTACGCAGTCTAATCCTTTCGGAGTTTTGCCTCTTGCGTCAAAGTGCTCATATTCTGCTCCAGTCCATTCTAAATCCCAACCGTCTAAATTTAGTATCTTAATTATACCTTGCTCCCATTTATGGTGCGAATTACTCATCTTGCCCTAGGCTTTGGATTAGTACTCCAAAATTCGTTTAAGTCATCTATATAACTTTGTATTATTTTAGGACTACACTTGCAAGGATAGTTTACTTTATGATTAAAATAGTTAGCGTGTAATTGACTTACTTTTAGATATTCGTCGTTTGTGATTGTGCCTCTTAAATTGTCTCTAAATGTTTGCCACCATATCCAGTCTTGTTTTGTCATCTTCTTTTTATTTTAAAGTTTAATGCTTTTTGTCTTTTATCGCAATTACAATTAGGATATATTTTTTTAACTAACCACTTCACTCCAGTAACTCTAAATAAGTATTCTAAATAATCTCCTAACTTAAAATATATAAATGTATGGTGGTCTCTTAACTCTTGCTTATAGTCTTCTAATTGTTTTCTATACTTTGCCATTTTTTTTTCTTTATAACCAATTTCCATATCTACTTTGTTTTGGTTTATTGTTTTAAATTGTGTCATATTTTCTCTATTTCTTGTTTAACTTCCAACCAATATTTCCAACATTCGTGAGGTATATTTGTTTCAAAAATTGTATTGTTTGAAAATAATATTTCATCTACTGCTATTAGTGCACATTGTTTTATTAATGAATTAATTTCATCCTCGGTTGTGTTTTCATCGCACCAGCTATTTAATACTATAGTTGATTCATATTTGTTAAATAATTCGGTTGCTTTTTTTCTTGGTGTCATACTATTCGTTTTTTAATTTCTATTGCTACTTCATTCCAGTAGTTTAACTCTTTTATCTCTCCTTTGTTTTTAGCGTTTTGAATAAGGCCATTTATAACTTCTTTTAAATATGGTATACTATATCTATTCAATAGATTATCGGCTCTTAAATCGCTTGTAAATTGTTCGTGTAAATCAAATTTCATTTTTTATCTGTTGTTTAATTCGTTTAACTGTGTTTCTAATGCTCCAGTAACTTAATTTTGTCTCTTCGCTTAAATCTGTAATAGAGTAGCTTTCAACGAATATCTTTTGATAAATAAACTTTATATAACAAAGACTTGCTTTGTACTCTGTATGCTCATCTATTGAGTCTATTTCGTTGTTTAACTCTTTAATCCAGTTACTAACTAAATCTTTTTGAAAGTAAAACTTCTCTTCCGAATATTCGCTTGGCTCTTCTATTAAAATAACATCCTCTATGTTTACTAGTATTTTCTTTTTATTCTTTCTGTAATCATCTAGGTACATATTTTTTAAAGTAACGTACACAAAAAAGAAGTTTACCTCTTCGCCATCGTACATCAAATCATTATTTTTTATCTGACTATAATTATAAATTTTAATATACATCTCTTGGACATAGTCCTCTGCGATGTCATCTGGACACCCAAATGATTTAACGTATTTTAACCAAGTGGAATGCTTCAGATAGAGGACATCGAGTATATTCATTTTATAAAAAATTAAGTTGACTTTCTTTTATAGTCCTTAAGATAGATTTTCCCTCTATACTAAAGCCTACATTATTTTGTAAAGCTACGATTTCTATTGGATTATCAATACTAGTAGGTCTGCCTCCAGTTTCTATCTCTTTTATCTTTCGTATATGCAGCATTGTAGTTGTGTATAATTGAGGATGTAAAGTTAACCGGTGAACTACTATAAAGTCATCTGCTCTATTAACAAACTTTCCTCCTCCTTCTACATCACTTGCCATTGGTGGAAGTGGATGCCCAGCAAATGGATGGCCATTTCTATAAACTTGTCTTA